TGGTCCTCCACCACCTGTAGCACCTTGAGCACCTTGAGCACCTGTAGAACCTTGAGCACCTGTTGGCCCTGTAGGTCCTGTTGGTCCACCTGTTCCAGTCTGGAGAGTGGTCTCTTTCCTGACTGCGTTAAACGGTAAACTTTTTAAATTACGATTATATCTCATAGGACCTCAATAATAAAATTGGGGAGTTTAACCCACTCCCCGAGGGTGTAAAAAACCTTAGAACAATCTAAGCGTTGATTACAATTGAACCGACTTCAGGCCTAACGATTTTTAATCCATATCTCATAGACATGTATGAACCGATAATTCCGAATCCGGGGTTTGCTTCTTCAACAGTTAGAGGTCTTCTTTCTACGTAAGCCATTGGCTTGGTTGAAAGGTCGAACACTCCAATTCTGTCAGATGGTACCCATGCGTTAGATATAACGGTTAACCCATATATATTTCCTACGACGCCGTAATTCTGATTGGCACCGGCTAAGAAAGAGTTGTCCATCATTGCACCAGTTGAAGCTCCTGCATTACCAGAGGCGTTTAGAGTGCCTACTGCTCCACCTTGTCCTCCGTAGAAGATTGTAGTGAAATCTGCAAGGTCCATTAAGGACTTCATGTGTGCTGGTGATATGAAAACGTGGGTTGCGTTGTAACCGTGAGCTGCGATTCTATCGATAGCTGAGGTTATATCTCCAACTGCGATGTTTCCTGCTGTAGCAGATGCGCCATTGAAGTACATGTCCCTGATTAATCTAGTGGAACTTTCGTTACCATAAGAATTTACTCTTGAACCTGTAGCATCAATATCTCCGGCTGAAATACCTGCTCCTAGGAAACCACCGTATGGGTTGGTTGAGAATGTCGTGATGTCAGCTTCAGTTGTAGAAGCGTCAATTGCGATTGTTCCGAATGTTGAGTCTGCTGCACCACCGAATATAACTTTAATTACATGTTCGGTCATGTGGCGGTCAACTGCTCTGCGAGCTTCGTTCAATGCCATTTCTACTTCGTTGAATCTTGAATCTTCAATCATTCTTCGGGTTACACCTACTGCTATACCCCACTCTTTAACTGATACTCTCTCGGAGCGTAGTTTTGTGTGTTGGTATTGCGGAGTGTTACCTTCGTCTAGCTGTTCTAGCTTCATGCTAGGTCTGTTAAAAGTAATATCAATATTACCGCCTGTGTCTGTAGTCATTGGGTCTGCAAAGAGGCTCATTACAGGAAGGTCTGTGACCTTGTAATCCATAATTGCATCTTTGTAGTCAATTAAGACTCTCTCACCGAGTCCGCCGTTGACGGAGCCAGTGTTTAGGCTTGTTAGTATACCGGGAGTTGCGTCGACCATTTAAATCACTTTAGTTCCTCATTAAACATTTGACCATGCGTACATCTGTTCCAGTACCAAGTTCCAAACATACTGCGTATGATGTTCCTGATAATGCTAATGTAGCGTCTGTTCCAGTTACTAAGACACCATTGGCTGTAACTTTTAATAACTTACCTTCATCCATGGTTCCTGAGACAGCCACGTTTAAAATTACACCTTTACCTGTTACAACACTCATGATGTCTCCATCAGCAGCAGCATCTGTTAATGCTACTCCTATAGCGTTGTGTGCATTGACTCCACTGTGGTCGACTTTTCCGTCGCCTGCTAGTGTAACCAATCGTCCAGCTGTTACTGCTGAACCTGCGGTAAATGGTAATATACGTGCTGGTGCTCCACCATCGTTTACTAATACTTCTGTTGCCATTTTTAGTCACCTCTTAGTACTTCTCGGTCAAGGGTAATTTTACCATTGACCATTTTTACTCCGAACTTTCTTTCGGTAGTTTCTGGAACTGCTTCACCTTCGTTAGCTTTTCCTTTACCGAATGAACGTTCTACTTGTTCTGGCTCTGGCATTAATGCCAAAGCTTCGCTGAATCCAGTCAGCTTGTTCTCATCCCATGTGGAAATTTCCTCAACACGTGATTCAGACTTGTCCTCAGAAAGAGTTCCGAGTAAGACTTCGCGAGAAATAACAGACTTTACTAAGTCGGTCTTTCTTGCTAATGCTTCTTCTTCTGCTCTTTTTTCTTCAGCTTCTTTAAACTCAGCAATCATTTTCTCAGCTGCTTTGTAAGCATCTTGCTGTTCCTTGATTGTTGCCTGAGCTTCTTCCAACTGTGTCTTAAGGGAAGCGAATTCACGCTCGACAATTTCCTCTGCATCGGATTTTACATTGGTTTCTTCTGTCATAGTTTCTACCTCTGTCCCGCCTGTGCATTCACAATTTTCTTTTTCAGTACCACAACAACTGTCATGGGCATCTTTAGAATCAGGTGAATCACATTCGTCCTTGTTGTCGATTGTGCATTCCTTGCAGACGGGGTCCATCTTTTCATTGTCTATGAATGAGACTTCCGTGGGACGTATGTTAGTGGCGAATGTATCGCCCATCACATCAATATCGTTGGAAAACCAATCAATACTAACGTGTGTCATATCCCCGTCTTTCACTTTTTCCATTGCTTCTTCACCGCGATTATGTTTACTAGATATTGTTGCCAACATCTTAACCGCAGTCTTTCCATTATCCATCTCTATTACCTGAGGGTCAGTAGCCATGCCGATTAAATCCTCGGGGGTTCGTTGATGGTCAACATAAATAGGTAGCTCTGTAAAAGAGTCTACCGCTTTTGTTAATATACTAGGTTCAATATGAACCTTTCGGTCAATTCCGTCTTCCTCATATTCATGAGGTCCGGATGTAATGGCTATAACGGGGAAAGTCACGGTAGATTCCCCATCATCAGCCTTGTTAAGCGTAAAATCAGAACCTTCTTGAATTTGTAATCCAAAAGACCTTCGTTTAGGTTCTGCCGATGTAGTCCTACCAAACTCCCGCTCTACGCCATTTTCGTCTGCCCAGATGGTACACATCGAAGCAGCGACTTGGTCATGGTCATCAAGACCACGTTCTTTTAGCGATTTGCTAACAGTTGTTACACATTTTTTATAACTCATGTTCTATCTCCTGTCGCGTTTGCGGAGGGTTTGTTACCTCTATTTTGTTCTCTAGCAGATTCTTCTTTCTTATCTTCGTTCTTTCCACCAGATATGTTTACATTCTTATCACTCTTTTCTTGTTCAATAGGAGAAGCTTTAATGTCTTCAGAAGTTTCCATATCTAATTCTGTAACTCCTTCAGGGTCTAATCCTCTCTCTTCTCTAACTTCACCGGGTGATAATACTCCTTCTGATAAATAAATCATATCAGTCTTAGCTTTAGTGAATGCGTCGTCAACATTAATTTGCCTGAATTTAAACTTTGCCTCTCCATTTTCTAATAAAGGCATTAGTTGTGCGTTCATAGCGGCTTCGACCATTGTTTGTAAATATCTTACATATGGTTCGAAAATAGGTCTTGCTTTGTCTGGGTCTGTCCACATAGTCTTTGGTACTTTCAAAGCCATGTGTATTTTATCCAATAAATCATCTGTATACTTTCCATATTCAAATGCTCGTTGTGTTCCTTGTAGTTCCTTTATAACAATATCATTTCCGTGTATAATATCTTCACCGGGTTCTAATGCGTTAAATGCATCAACTACTTCATTAATTTTATCTGGACCATAGGGCATATCAGGTAAACCACAAGAGATATCAAATCTAGATGTAGCATATTTATTTAATGCTGCACCTATATCTCTTTCTGCAAAGTCTTTTAAATCTACCAAATATAAAATTGGATGTATATCAGATAAGCCATACGCATAATCATCAAATGGGTTATTCTTTAATTCAATTATTTCATCTTCTTCGAATCTTACATTTTCTTTATCATCGCCTACGTCTTGGTAGTAGTACATGATTTGTCCATGTTCGTTTCTTTGAACATACATATTTTGACTGGAACGTAAAACAAGATTATCTCCTGTCCATTCTAAATAACCTGTTCCAAAAATACGTGCGTTACGAATCCAATTGTACATTGTGTTTTCAATATTAATATCTCTAAACATCTCTTCAATTGTTTCTCGTAAGTCGTCATCCTCTGTTACAATATCATAACTATCTTTAACTGCGTAAAAACATGGTAAATCAACTAAACTTCTGACTAAAGGGTCTCCAAGGTATACATTCATGTAAGTACGTGGACTACCTATGTGGTCTTCATACTTTTTGAATTTCATACCATTTTGATTTTCGAGTTTAATTCTTCTAATGATACCCTCACCAAATGAGCGGGGTTCGTCTTCCTTTACTGGTGGATTACTTCCAATGGAAGCAAAGCGCCTTCTAATATTGTCTACGAATGACATGGCTATTTATAACTTACGATTGCCGAGTATATAAAGCTTATGGCAAAATATATATGATTATAGCTTAAAACCGAGTTTATTTAATCTTTTTGAACCTCTACGTGTAGTAAAAAGACCAGTTCCACTATATCCTCTAGCTTTTTCTTTTCTAACTAGAGCACGTGGTTTACTAGAACCTGCACCCGAACTTCCGAATGTACCACCAGATGGTAACATTGATAGTGTAGCATGTATACCTATTACACTACTATCACAAAAATCATCGTGCTTTCCTGAAGGTGCAGCTATCTTTTCTGTTTTATTAGCTACATCCATAGTATATTCTAAATCTATATGTTCTCTTAACCACTTATTGACTAACTTTGACGCATTTTGGTCCAAATTGTCTGGATTAGGAACTCTAACCCTATTTTGTTGTATAAAAGATTGATAGTCTCTGTACGCTTGTGTCTTAGTACCTTTTGGACCACCAGTAAAAACGAACGGTATAAAATGTATAGAAGCATTTATACACGCCATCCTAATGTCTTGCTCAATCGCACCACCAATACCAGTAGCATCAATGACAACACGACTTGCCCCAAGTTGGTGTGCAACGTCCATGATTCTCCTACGTTGATATGGAATGTCGTGGCCGCCAGTTCTAGCATTAATTTCTTCAATATATATAAGCCGTGCAATATTATCCTTTTCTCCCTTTTCCAACTGCCAACCAGTGATAACAGTAGAATTAACTGACTTACCAATGTCAACACCAACAGTAATAGGTAAATTGCTTTTTCCTCCTTCGGCCAATCTTTCGGCAGTAAGAACCTCATAGTCATCACAACACGCTTTAATTTTTTCTGGATTAAATACATTCGCTACACTTTCTACAAATTCACATTCGTACTCTGTCCTCCAGTAGATAGAATCTTCACCCCACTCTATCATTTTCTCTAGCATCTCTTCTTCAGTATAAGGAGCCGAATAGGCATCTCCTTTTTTCACTGCATCACGCCAACTAAAATGCATCCTCGTAAACGTTTCTGCATAGTTATCGTCATAAAGATAACGCCACATATGGTTGTCTTTTGACTTTGGTGTACCTAAATTTATGAACGGGGCCCTATTTGAAACTATCGCTGGTTCTACGTTATCTACAAACAAATTGTCGTCTATCAGTGGACTTTCGTCGACAATACAGAATGTAGGGTGCTGTCCACGAATGGCCTGCCCCTGATTACTTGGCGCTAATGGAGCACGCCTCATTACGGTCCCTCCTTTCATAGTAATGCTTGGTTTATTGTGGAACCTGTAATTATCTACTAAGCTATCTAAAACAGGGCTATCTGCCATGTGTCTATAAACATAATTAAAAATAAGTGCTGCTTGGTCTTCAGATGGAGCTAAAACAAATATTAAGTCTCTAAATCTTTTAAAGAACATATAAATAGTGACAGCGACTGATAGAGCATATGACTTTCCACTACCACGTGGAGCTAATATAGCAACTTTCTTTTGTCGGTCATCACTTCTTAGAGTTAGTGTTTCTACTATTATCTCTTCTTGTAATGGTCTGAGTTTCAGTGGTTGTTGTTTTTGGTCAACTAAGTACGCTGCACAGAACGCACGAACCAATTTTAACATTTTAGTCTTATCGTGTCTAACCCTTTCGAATATATTCTCTAAAGCTCTTGAATCATATGCGCTCTTTCCCGTCAGGGCTTTCTGTAGGTTCTTCATTTCCACTGTCATCTGTTAAATCTCCTAAAAAACTAGCGAAGTCCTCAGTTCTTTGTTCCGCCATAGATGGGACTTCTATATTCAACGCTCGGAACTCAGTATGTATGTCACGAACGATTGAATTTCTTTGGCGCAAGAGCTCTGTTCTGCGGTGTACATCCCGAAGATGTAAAGTAATTTCTTCCCACAGCACGTCTTCAAGAGCAAGATTGCGCGCCAGAAGACGGACAAGCTCTTTATGCCTAGCATATTCACTTTCTCCTACCCTCTGACGTAATCGCTCTTCGTATTCCTCGACGTTCAAAGTGATTTGCCTTCATCAAGGGCTGATTTGACTTTAGACTTAACTAATGCTGCAAGTTCGTCGTCTTTCTCATCCCATGCTGTTATCAATACATTTCGAACTAATGAGTCTTTTACATGCTTCTGAGCTGTTTCATCCAGCTTCTCGAAAGCTTTCATCTGTGCTTTTGTTAGATTTTTATCTAGCATATCCATTAATTCAGCTTCATTATTTTTTATATATTTAAAAACTAATTCTTTAACTGCTGGTACGGTATAGGCTACATAACCACCTAAACCTAATACTAAAGCGGCTAATGCCATAAGTAATGGGTCGTCCATTAAAGCGTCTAACATTCCAGATTCTTCTACAGTCTCGATGAGTGCAGTGAGATTACCGTCGTCGGTTGTCTCGTTGGTTGCAGTCTCATTGGCTGCTGTTTCATTGTTTGTATTATTCATATGTTGATATCTCCATATTGTCGGGTTGACCTCTTGGACACTTGCGTAAGCATCTCTGGAGCCTTGGCCCTAACGAGGTCGCCCTTAATAATTAGGACACCGGAGTATATAAAGGTTACCATTTAACTTTATTAGCCCAGTAAGCAGCAGACATCTTTCCCTTCTTAATGTTCTTAGCGTGGCGCGCTTTAAAACTCTTTCTTCGGGCTTTAGATTTTTTATCTGTTTTCTTACCGGCTGTACTAACCCCTTGTTGACCAAATCTAATAAGTTTAGTCTTACCACCTTCTTTAGCTACAACTACGTGTGACTTCTTAGGGTGGCTAGGGGTTCTTTTAGGTTTATTGTAACCTGATACTCCTGCTCTTGTTAATTTAGCATCCTTTTTCTTTTTAGGTGCCATTAATTACTTTTTCCTTTTATAAGTTCTTTTCTTGGCAGTTTTAGCTGCTCTTTTGAATTGTTTAGATGTTGGGCGCCCTTTAGCTCCTTTCTTCTTCATCTTTTCACCTGAACCTGCTTTGATGCGTTTTCTTTTAGCATGTATGTTGGCATACAAGCCTTTCTTCTTTTTAACTGCCATGTTTACTTATATTTATTTTTAGTGTGTTGTTTAGCACCTATATTTTTATGATGCCTGCTTCTTTCGCTTAACTCTACTTCTGTAACATCTCTTATTTGTTTAACAGCTGTTTCCTTAGAAATAGGTTTCTTTTCTAGTGCATGGGTTTTACCACCTTCATGACTAAAAACTTTAACACCTTTACCACTCTTACGAACAGTTAAGGTCTTATCTATATTCTCTTTGCGATTCTTTTTGTAGGGTGTACTAGCCATCTAATCACCTACAATGTGTTCTTCTTGTCACCAGCAACATAGTTCTTCTTGTCATCTATAAAATCAGCGTTAGGTGTTGACATAACGTCACTACCGTCCATGTATATAGGTTTTGCTTTTGCAGCATCTGACATGTTTTGTTGAGCTTCTTTGTATGAGGTAATCGGTTGATGATGACCCATCATATCAATTTCTGCTTTGTCTGGTTTAGGGAAGTCTAGTTTCATATCAGGGTTGTTCTTGTGAAAGTGTTCCCCTTTTAATTCTGTATCTACCATAGTTTCTCCTTATAGGATTATATCCTTTAGTCCAATGTCTCCGTTGATGTGACCTAATACTTCAGTCTCTGGGACTGTCATTTTATATCGTTCACCATTTTTGACATTAAATCGTAATACTTCAACCATAGCTACTTCTACCTTTGCTTCTGGTTTCGGTTCTGCCTTTTTTGCAGTCTTTTTAGGCTCAGCCTTTTTTGCGGTTTGTTTCTTTTTAGCCATTACTTGCCTCCTTTATTTTCCATCTTATGTTCTTGTTCTTGTGCTTTAGATTCTATCATCTGGGATTGTTTCTGCATACTATCATTATAATCAATAACAGCTTGTGCTTTTGTTTTATAGAATGCAGTCTTCTCTGCTTGTTCTTGTTTCCAAACATCTAGAGCATCTTTGATAATAAGTAGAGCTGGTCCACCTAGTATAGCTATCAAAGTAGTATATGCTTCGATGTTTTCAAGGACAGCTGAGTTGTTGAGTCCGGTGTGTATAACGAACCCTGCAAACCCTACCCAGAGTAAAACTAATGGCACTGCAATCATAAACATAAATATGTCGTTGAAAGTTACTCCTTCACCTTTTTCTTTACTCATTCTTGGTTTCTCCTGTTCTTTTGTTTTCGTTTGCACTACATTCGCTTTTGTTTTTGTAAGACCGTATACGAACCATCGAACAAAGTGCACAAGTACCGCGAAAGCATATGCAACTGATATTGCCGCCATTGCGACTGCTAATATCTCTAACACTTCTATCCATGTACTTTTCACTCCTCCTCACCCTCGTAGTTTTCTTTAAAGTCATCATTAACTGCTTGTCTAATCATTGCTTTTAAGTCATCTACTTCTGATATAATTTTAGCTAGCATATTTGTAAGGATAAGCATTTCACGAGCTTTCACTCTGCGTCCTCCTCACCTAGTGCTTCTAAAAGTTTTTTATACCTGTTCATTGTTCCTCCAGTGTTATATCGTCTACCCACCATGAGGTTACATACTCATATGTTCCATTCCTTCCCCAGTCTGCATAAAGGCTAGTATAGATTGTATACCAACCAGTATAGGGGTTTGTAAAATATTCTGGACCAGAACTTAACACATATTCGTTTGCTTCCCATCCAGTAACATTAAAAAAGTAATTGTTGTACATGTAACCATTCCATACTGTTTCGTTATCTTCTATCTTTATATGACCTACGTCATACCATACCACTACAGGTAAAGTATCTTGGTCACAATTGGTATCAATGTCTACAGTAATATTTAAAGAGTTGTCTTCTCTAGAGAAGTTTCCATACTGCATACCATTGTAATAATAAGTTTGATTTGAAGTACAGTTGTATTCTTCGTACTCACAACTTCCATCATCTTCCTCAGCTCGGTCATTGTAGTTCTGAGCCTCTACGTCCATACACCCATAAACTGTCTCGTTTGTCTGTGTCTCATTGTTATTTGTGTTGTTGTTAGGACTCCCACCGAGAAATTGACATCGCCCATTATCATGGGTAGCCTGTGGGTTATAATTATCCGCATCTGGATTAGTACAACCATACACAACAGGAGGAGGGAATACACAACTACCATTATCAAAAGTTGCATCACTTTTATAATTTACAGCTGAAATGTCCATGCATCCACCCTTTGCGATGGGCTCTTCCTCTCCTCCAAAAATATCTTGTAATATGGCGACGTCTACAGTACCACTACCAAACATTGCTAAAATTAAGACTGTTAGAATAGAACCTAACTTTTTACCTAACTGAGTTTCCCCTAGTTTATCTCCTGCTTTACCAATGGTCTCAAAAAGACCTTCTTCTTCTTCGTCTGGTCTTCTATCTCCTATCCCTAATGCTTCACGTTCTTCATCAGAGATTACAGAGATAGCTCCATAATCATCGCGCGCCATGTATTATTTTACATGACGCTAGTATTTAAAGATTACCCTCAATCGAAGTCAGGGAATTGATTTTGAGCGTCAACATCAATCATATCTTTAAGACTTTTACTAATATCTGAATAGTTCTCTTTTTTACGCTTCTTGTATTTAGGCTCCCATTTAGGAATCTCTGCGTCACAAGGACCACCCTGTGATTTATGAAACGAACACCACTTACATAAATTCTGGGGTACTTGTTCATACTTATCTTCAAATTCTTCACGCTCTTTAATAGCATCGTGTACAAATTTAATAAGGTCACGGGCTTCATCAAGCTCGCTCTGTCCTATCTTTACAAAAAAGGTATCATCAAAGCGTAGATAGTTAACCCCTACAAAATTAGGCATCTCACCCATCTCTAATGTATACAAAAATGCATATATAATCAATTGTCTATAATATTCCTCTGGTAAGTAGGGCCCATAGCGTTTAGATGTTTTATAATCGAGAAGAGTGGTGCCACCATCGAAGTCGTTACATACCACGTCAATAACTCCGACAATAGCATAGTCCTTAGACTTAACCCACTTTTCAGCATACTTAGGAGCTACAGCATTCCATGCTTGTTGCTTGTTTCGAAATATCTTCCAGTCAACCATTTCACCTAGTTTTTTGTCGACGGAGTCGACGAAGTTCTGTAACAACGCCTCTGTTTCACGATACATAGCATCCATTTCATCATGGGTGTGTACTTCCCATAACCACTTATGTTTGGCTATCTTTTCTTCCCATCCGGTTTCGAATTGTTCTTGTACCCATTGTTTAGGATATCCTTTCTCCCATTGGGGAAGTGTTTTAAATTTTCTTCTAAATAAATCTTCTAATACTTTGTGAACTAATGTACCACGAAATAAATGTATAGTCTTTTTCTGGGGTAGCTTAGCTATGTAGTTGTAGTAGAATTCGCGGGGGCACTTCTTGTAAGTGTTAATTTTAGAAGGGCTCAACCTCATGTGACTAGGCGTCCATTTAGCTTCACTCATAATAATCTATCCTTCCATTTCTTTAATTTAATATTAAGCTCTAATTTGCGAGCGTGTAACTCTGCAAGTTTGGCTTCGAGTTTATCAATCTTCTTCTCAACTCGAGTTCTCCACTTCTTACCATCAGTCATTATCGCACATCTCCGACTTCTTTTTTATTGAAGTCATCTCATCTCCGGGGTCACTAACAAAGACTGTTACTTTCTCTATCTCTTGGCTCCACGGGGGTACGTAACCTTCGCCTGTATTGGAGATAACTGTACCATCAGGCTCCATACTGCATGTACAATTCATTCTCCCATGTTCACAATTACACATGTAGATAATAGTCTCTTTGCTGCCTCCAGTCTCCCGCGCAATCTTGAGAAGGATTAAATAACCTATGAGGTCATCAAGTGTATCTTCTGTTTCATCATCAAGCCCTGTGTTTTTAATACGACTGAGCTTGTCATCGATACGTGCACAGATAGCCTGTGCATTATCGAGCTTACTAAAAATATTATCTGGGCTTAAGGCACTATCGCCATAAGCTCTGTTCTTGCTCAATAGCAAGTCGCGAATCTCATTACAAGTCCACTTTATGTTGTTTTGTGTTGTCTTTGACATGGTATCACTTTTGTGTATATACTTTTAAACATCGATAGTATATAAGGGTTTCGATATGTTGGGCTCCCCCCAGTGTTTAGTAGAGCTTGCTTAATAGAGCTTATTACTCTATATAGATATATAATATAGACACTTCGTGTTAATAGTATATATTGTCTCTATGGTACTACTTTCAAAAAATGACTCGATTTACAAAGGGGGGTAGACGACGTCTTGAGCCGGTGGGGGTGCCTGCTTTTTAGACGGGGGGATAGTTTTGAAAAAGAGAGAATAAGACATATAGCGCGCGCGCCTCATTTTTTTTTGTATAGCGCGCCCCAAAAACCACGCGCGGGATTTTTTCCTTTATATACCCCAATATAGAAAATGGCGTTTTGTGCTTGGAGCTCGACCCATAGTTATATATGTTAACTCGCGTTGGATAAGTAGCGAGGAAATAATATGAACGAAAAATATTACATATACAAATTAGCCAGACAGGTAGAAAAAACAAGCTACCACCACTATGACGTCATGATGGGCGCCGGAATCAATGAGGGAGCCGTTTATTACGGACTAACTCAAGACCCTCAATCAAGGCTCTCTAAGCACCGGCCTAAAAAAGGTCATGACATTAGCTTAATAGTAATAGCTGAATTTGACAATTGCTGGGAAGCTTTAGAACATGAGGCAAGCTTAGTAGCTCAACACTACCGAGCATATGGCTCAGAGCCAGAATGTCAGGGGATGGCAAACACAGGGCACAGGGGGGCCTAAGGGGGACACCCCCCCCATATAGCGAAAAGCTTATTAAGGCGGTCGCTATAGGAATTACAAGGAGATAAGAAAAATGAATACAAACGAACTAATAAGAATAGGATTCGAAGAATCCGAGTCAGCTAACGACCTAATACAGGATATGTGCGAGTGCTGTAATGATGCAGTCCAAGCCCACAGGGCACGAGGCTACAAGGTATGCCTTGACTGCTTTCATGAATTGGGGGTGTAAATATGACAACCAAAAGTAACTTTAAAAGAATGGTCGAAGAAGTAGAAAACGCACCTGCTTACTCAGAAGAACAACGAAGAGCCGAAGCAAATATTTGGGCTTGGAATGTTTCAAGCAATTTCAGAATTTGGGATGAACTCGCAAAGGATTGCAGAAATAAAACCGAATGGAATAACTTCGCAAAATACGTTTTAAAAGAAATTCAAGAATACGCAGAAATAATGAAGGAGGTAAAAAAATGAAATTCGAAATAACTCTATCAGAAGACGATTGGAAACAAATGTTAAAGAATAAATACGGTCATGACGATGTTTTGACCCGTGGTTATATGCTTGACATATTACATAATATCGTAGACCAAATGCACGAGCATTAGGTATATATAGTCCATTCGCCAGCGAAGGGGGTATATAAACCCCCCTCAAAAAAATTTTTCCACACGTGTGAAAAAAAGCAGCGCCCCAAAAAACGCGAGCGGGATTCTGCCCCTTATATACCCCTGTTTAGGATTTTAGGGTTCACGACGATAGCCCTCACCCAAAGTAATATATGTTACCTCGCGTTGGTATATTAGCGAGGAAAAAACATGAAACAAATACAAAAATGTGAAGACTGTGGCTTGGAAGATATCGAATTATTCGGTGGACTATGTGAAGATTGCGATTCAGAAATGTTCGCAACATTTTGGACCGGTGAGGAATAACCTTATATAGGGACACTCTATTGGTAATACAGAGGAAAACATGACACGAAGACAACATTGGGCAAAGCTAGCAAAAGACTTTAAGAAAAACGGTAGACCATTTCACTACCAATACTTAATCAGAAAAGGAGGTAATTAAATGAATAAATATCAATCATCCTTACTAACATGGTTAGTAGGAATATCATTCGCAACCAGAAAGTTATAAAACATATAACACCTCGCCGGATGGGGAAGATGAAAATAGCAAAATAGTATTGCACCCCATCCAAACGAGATTATGTTCCTTGAGTCCCAGACACTGTAAGATGGTCAGCCGTAGGAGTAGGCGCACCTTTAGGAAGAGGCAAGTGTGAAAGCCAGTCTAATAAACTGCTGGGACAATAGGGGTCGCCTGACAAGTGATGGCGAAGGGCCAGTGACATAAGCCCGCCCGAGCGTTAAACGTAGCGACGCAACCCCAGCCCACTGAGTCGGCCACCTCTAGGTGGTGGGGCAGGTGGGCGCAGGTTACCCCCATAACCGGCTTCTTTTAAGTCGGCGGGGCGCCAGCTTTTCCACACGGGTGAAAAAAAGCTTATATAGACACACCCGTTGGTATATTATGACAAGAAAACATTTTAGAGCAATAGCTCAGCTATTAGCCAAGCATGACGCAGACCTTAACATGGTTCGAGACTTCGCCGGTATGTGTGCAGAACACAACCCACGCTTTGACAGAGAAACCTTTATTAAGGCCTGTTCGTTGGAGTAATATGACTAAAATCATTCACACCGGAATTGACGCAAGAGGAAACACCTATTCATTAGTGAGAACTAAAAACGGAGGGTGTAAATACATTTGGGACGCTGGTCACTGCTGGGCAGACTTTACCCCAGCTCACCGCAACTCTTATATAGACACAGCGGATGGTATAGTATGAGTAAAATACAAGACATGAGAAACGACTTTCGTTTCCGAAGAGCACCACGCAGAACCATACAAAAGAATCAAATCGATTCTGGTGTATTAGACCAACTAACAGCAATCCGCTTAGGATTGGCTGAGGATGTGAGACATGAGTAAAGATGCAACTGAGAGATATATCGAATATCTAAAAAGAATAATGGGGCAGATAAAATGAAAAGTATCTTAGACATCTTAGACGACATGGTCATCTCTGGTATTGACAGCGCAGGAGATTATATTGTCCTGTGCGGGTGTGAAGATGCGCCTTGCTGTGGGTGTAATCTATGAGCTACGACAAACCACTCAAACGCAGTTGGAAAAAACAAACCAATAAGATTATCAAAAAGGCCAACCAATAGCTCGTTTGTTTCAACCTCTAAGGGGGGTATGGCCTCCCCCCGCCCTTTTCCACACGGGTGAAAAAATCTTTATATAGACCCCCACCCTTGGTATTGTATGACTAAAAACTTATGCGGGAAAACCCGAAAGACAGACGACCCATACGAGGTCTGGACTGGCCCACGTGGCTTCGAATGGAGAGTATTAAAGAAATACCAAAACGCTGAGAATGAAGCAAAGAACCCACACGCCCGTTGGTTCTGTGCTGTGAGAAGCGATTTCACTTATGGTTCTTTTGAACTTGGTGATGTCTATGTCAGTGAGATTAAGAGCATGGGGGTAAAGCTTAAATAGGACTACTCTATTGGTATTACAGAGAGAGTTTCAGGGGCCGAATCCCGACTCTCTCATTTATGGTTATCGGCCATAACACCGTGACCTGTGTATTCAGACCAGAATAGACCATACGCCAACAGACGACAAGCAATAACAAACTGACTTGAACAGGTGCTGAACAATCCCTTTCCGGTCGATGCGCATCTTAGTTGATTAACGACGTGTAGCTAAAATTATGTATCACCCTTTGCCTCATTCATTCCCTGTTATAAACTTAAGCGTCTACAGCTGTGAAGTAATTCTCTGTATCTGTCTACTCCATCTTTCGTGAAGGATATCCTTTTGACTGATGGCAGGTCACAACCTAATGGGTTGCTACCTATGAAGATTGTCGCACCCTGTGGCAACCGCTCCTCAAGGTAGGCTTTAAATTCTAATTAGAGCCTTGGGTGAAGTTGCCAATTTATTTTTCCACTCGAGTGAAAAAAGCTTTATATAGGGTGGTGTCCTTGGTAATACATGAGCCAAGCAACTCAAACTAAAAGCTCTTTGCCATGGCAAGGAGCAGGAGAATCTGTCGAATACTTCGTAGAAGTCGGCACGACTCCATACGGTAAGTATGGATTATAC